TCTTCAGTTCTTTCTTTTTCTAAATATTCAGTATTATCATGTGCTTTTAAATAGTATATAGATTTATTTATAAAATTATCAAAAGCAATTTTAACGTCAAATAATAAATCTTCGGGAGGCTGACAAACTAACAAATTATTAAAAAGTAATCTAATTTTATTGTTATATTTTTGAATTTCTTTATATTTATGTTGTTCGGCAGTTTCCTTTGTTTTTTTATTGAGTTTTTGAAGTTGCTGTTTACTGATTAAATAATTGAGTGTTAGTTGATTTACTAAATTATCTGACATAATTATATAGTTTATTTTAAATAATATTTGTTTAAAATAAACGTATTATTTAGTTACATCTTGTAGGTTTGGTTAAATCTTTAGTCTGTTGTCTAGTTGCGTTATTAAATAAAGCAAATCCAATTTTTTCGGGATTGGTATTTGGGTTAATAGGGCAAAATTGTTCATTGTGAAATAATTGTGAAAAAGGTTGTTGTTGTTGATTAGAATTTTTCCAGTTTACTTGATATAAACTACTTTTGCTAGATGGAATATATGCGGCTTGTACGCAACTTTGTAAAGCAAAAATTTGATTTCTTAATTCAGATTCATGATTAATATTAGAGGCATAACCAGACCAAGGTCCAGAGTCATTTCCAGGATTATAAATTTTCTCAGGAGTGTATGTAGATTGTTGAATTAAAGGTGTATCAATAGGGGTTCTAGGGTCAACAATAGGTAATATGGAATATTTAGTCATGATAGGTCTAGCATCTAAATATGGTTGCAAAGGTTGTGATGGAATATTTCTTTCATAGGATCTTAAATAAATAGTTTGTTGTTTTTGAGAACTAGGTTGATCGATATAGCTATGAATATCCATTTATATATTGATAATATAAATTAATTTTGATAAAATAGTTTTTATACGGAGAAAATAATTCTTTCAAGAATTATACAGAATTGTATTTGTTCATGGTTGGAATAATGTGAATAATAAACATAAAACCTAACATTAGGCGTTAAATAAATAATGTATCCTGGAACCATATTTATTACACCTTTGGACAATTATAATGCCTAAGTATTTATATATTTTATTAACTTTTCTTAAATAAAGTTAATAAATGAGTAATAATTTATAAAACAATAATTTTCCAAAATTGGTGTTTTGAATGTCTAAAAGTGTATAAGGACATTCATCAGGAGAAATTATCATTGTATATCTGTTAGGGTTATTAATATACCATTCGTTAAAATGGCAAAAATTTGAATAATGAGATAAGGTAAAATATCAGTGGGTTCTTTTTGGTATTAACATGTATTAATGTCTAAAATTTCACTTTTCTACCAAATAGATTGAAAATCGTTAGGATTTATTAAAGTCCACGGCTTTTCAGTCATTTGTCTACAAATAATAAGGATAATCTTTAAGTTATAATATAATATTATATAAAATGTTATTTAATGAGAGTCTCCATAGATTTCAGAATAATATGTATGATATAGTAGTATATATAACTTGGGGTTTATATATAATAATAGCATTAGGTTTATCAGCAAATGCTCCTCAATATTTAGATGATCTTCAAAATTTTATAAAGCTATATGTTAGTTTATTTTTGATTTATCGTTTTAATCCATTTAGACGCATTAAATTTACAGGTTTAGATGCAAAAATAGCATTTAGTGCTGGAGTATTTTTATTGGCAACGACAGCAATAAATAATATATTACATAATTATTTATTAGAATTAAAGCAATATATGGAGTGGTTAAAATTTAGATAGCTCGTTTTTTGAAAGTTTTATTATTAACAATTTTAGTGCGTCGTTTTGTTAGGTTATTTTTAGGTGTTTGTGGGTTAATTGGTTTTATTTTGAAGAATAAATGAAGGTGTTGTAGTATTTTTTTGGATACAATTTTGTCTACATTTTGCGTTTCAGTATTTTTTCCTACAAATATGTAGTTGTATCTTTTCATGAACATTAATATAAACTCCCTACAATATGTAGGGTCTCCGCCTTCGCCCCCCAATATATCACTCTTTATCAACCTACTTATCATCTCACCGAACTCTAAATCATGTATATATGGTTTTACATTTATGTAATAAATTTTTTCATTACTCATATCCGGATAAAAAACATCATCTAAAAAACATATTTGTGTATTTTCTGGTAATTTTGTACATTTTATTAAATCAGCATGTGTTTTCATATGTGTTGTTCTACATAATTCAACTTTTTTACCTTGTACTTTAAATGCCGCTATTATTTGATCAAATATCTTATAATTTAATTTTTTTTCAAAATATTTTATTATATAATTTCCCCATTCAACTGGTGCTTGATTGTTAGTATATATTATTAGTTTGTTACAATGATTTTTTTCCTTTTTCTTTTTCAAATAATTTAGTATATTTATTATATTTGGACGTAAAAATTCTGGATATAAATCCAAAACATTATTAAATAACTTTTGATCTATTGGTTGTTTAATTTGTCTATGTTTAACATATGCTTTTAGCGCATCCCAAAACATACCTAACTCCATAAAATAACCTAATGTTTCGTCTAAATCAAATACTACTATTTTAGAATCGCATATTGTCATATATTATATTCATACAAAATAAAAATATTTGTATAATTTAGAATATGCCACTTAAATTAACTAAGAAAGATTATGTTAGTATTTTAAAATATTATAATATAAATATACCCAGTTCTAGAAGCCTTCTTAAAAAACAAGCTGAACATATTATGGCTGAAAAACTATGTAAATGTATCAAGAAAATTAAACTCACAAATGAAGCTAAATCTATTGGTATATGTACTAAAACTATATTTAATCGTAAAGGATATACTCGAGGAAAATTTGAATGTAAGAAAAAACGAACAGTTAACTTTAGGAAAACTAATAAATCAAATAATAAGACTCGTAAAAATAAATAATCTATTCTTATTTTTTATGTCAAAAACTAGAAATATTCTCATAAACGACGTCATAGACGTCACAATAGAACAGGCAGTATAGAAGGAATGTTTGAAGAATATAAAAAGGGAAAATAATACGTATGATAAAAATACTGGTAAACCCTGTTGATACTGGCAAAAGTTTCATTTTATAATCCCAATACCGCCCCTCCGCTAGATACTAGAACATCGGGTGAAGTTTTAGCTGAACCAAAACCTGAAGAAAAAACGATTAAAAAGTGAGCAGAATTAAGAAAAAAGAGCGAAGAAGATGCTAGAGAAGTATCTGAATTAATGCGAAAATTTGAATCACCTACTCCAGAAGAAGAGTGTAATACTCTAAAGTATTTACCAAGCGGAGGTCGTTAATTACGCAGAATAAAGAAAATCTCGTAAACATTACAAACACTAGACTAGTATATTTTCATAATTTTATTTATATTTTTATATTATAATGACTATTAATGATTATGATATAATTATTGTTGGAGCTGGTTTAGCAGGATTATACAGCGCATATAATATAAAAAAAATGTCTCCAAAAACTAATTTGTTAGTTCTAGAAAGTAATAGAAGACCTTATATTGGAGGCAGAATTGGCAATCATATTTTTTATGGCGAACAAATAGTTACTGGTGCTGGAGTAGGACGTCAAGATACTGATAAATTATTAATTAAGCTTTTAAGAGAACTTAAAATTAAATATAAGCCTTTTCCTGTATCTATGCACTATTCTAAACAAATTAAAAATCCTCTCAATATTAAAGAATATTTAACCAAATTAAGAACTATTTACAAAAATTATGAAAACCCGCCATCAATAACATTTAAAAATTTTGCTACAAAGCATTTAGGTAGTGAGTTATATAAAGATTTTGTCATATCAGCTGGTTATTCAGATTATGAAGAAGAAGATGTATATGAAGTGTTGTATCATTATCAGATGGACGATAATGCTCCTGGATGGACAGCATTAGAAATTCCATGGACTTCATTAGTTTCTAGTCTATGTGATAAAATTGGACACCAAAATATAAGAACATTAACTAAAATTGATAAAATTAAAAAAATTGACCATTCTCCTTGTTTATTTAAACTAACAACGATTGGAAAACAAAATATAACTAAAACATTTTATGCTAATAAAGTTATAATAGCTACAAGAATTAGCACTGTTCAAAAACTTCTTCCACAAATACAGATTTACAAACAAATTCATGGACAACCTTTTTTGTACATATATGCTAAATTTAACGCAGAATCATCTAATATAATGAGTCAGTTAGTTCCAACATACACTATTGTTCCCGGACATTTACAAAAAATGATTCCATTCTCAAAAAGTGTATATATTATTGCTTATGCTGATAATAAAAATGCTGAAATACTACAACATTATAAAGAAAATACTCCAGAAAATAGAGAATTCTTTGCAAAACAAGTTGAAGAAGCATTAGGCATAATTCAAAATACTCTTAAAATAACTGCTATTAAAGATTTTTATTGGACTATAGGAACTCATTATTATGAGCCTTTAGATCACAAACTATATAAAAGTCGTTCTGAATTTATTAAAGAAGCACAACATCCTGAACCTGGTATGTTAGTTGTAGGAGAAGATGTTAGTAGAAGACAAGGTTGGACAGAAGGTGCGTTAGAAAGTGTTGCTAATGTTCTAAATAAAGCTTGGATTGATACATATAATTGTTGAAACGTTTGTTATATAAATTATTTATATACACAAGTTGTATGTAAATAATAATTATGTTATCCTCAATTTTTAACATAAAGATAGGTGAAAAGTCCATAATCTTTTAATTTTTTATTTTGCTTATGCTTAAATACTTAATGGAATAATAATCCAATTATTTATAAACTTAAACGCCAGGATAAACTGAACCAATAAAAAATTCAGCACGAGACCTAAATTGCCCATAATTAATATTAAAAATATCAGTATAATGACTTATGTTTTTATTACCAAATCTAGCATAGTAGGCATAAATACGTCTAGTTCCTCCAGCGCCTCCGCCAGTTCCGGCTAAAATTGAACCTAGAGTTCTGCTTCCGACAGTTCCTGACTGCCATCTTTGTGTACGAATATTTCCGGTTCCTCCGCCCATTATATTTTAACGCAATATTTTTTTAAAAGTTTTTAATATTAAAATACTAAATAATATCCATGATATCCTATTGATGCCATTCCAGCCATTAAAATTAATTCAAAATATTTTCTAGATGTATCTATACCATTTAATCCTATTATAATTAATAAAGGGCCTACTAATAATATATGAAAATAGTTAACCCAAGCACTTTTATTAAGTGTAAATTTTATATATGCTTTATAAGAATGATATATAATTATTATTATACCTAAATATAGCAATATTGGAAAAATAAACGCAGATGTTTTTACACCATTTATACCAACATATAAAAATAATGTTCCTACAATTATTATATGAAATAAGTGAACAAATATATGAGATAATGTCATAATATATTATAATATATTATCTTACAAAATATTATCTTACTATATATTATAATGGGATTTTATTATTCAAATGTTCAGAATCATATGACTGGTGGAAAAAAAACAACGAGAAAAGTTATAATTAAAAATAATAAAGGATATAAATCTGTATGTAC